AAATGTTGGCAGGAAGGTGCTTGTGAAGCGCAGAATGATGCCGCTAAATACATAAATGAACACACGTTAAATTATCGTGATATTCCGAATGTTCTGTTTACGGGTCGCTTTTAATTGCGCCCAACTACTATATGTACGCAACACCACTAAAACTATTATAAACACTAAGAAAATTATATGAATATCGGAAAGTACGTTGAAAGATATTCCGAAGAATTAAACGCCTTCGCTTTATAATGAACAACAACCCAATCAATTCTTTCTGGGAAGGTATACGCCCAACTCCGCTACTAAAGGTCTCTGAGTGGGCCGACAAATTCAGGCGGCTCAGTAGTGAAGCGTCTGCTGAGTTTGGACAATGGCGGACTTCCAGAACTCCGTACCTGAAAGAAATACTCGACAACCTTAGTCCAACATCTCCGTATCAGGAGATAGTTGTTCAGAAGGCTGTTCAACTTGGTTTCACCGAAAGCGGACTGAACGCAGCGGGCTGCTACATTGACATAGCTCCGTGCCCGATACTTTACGTTATGCCGACAATCGAGATGGCTAAGGGTTTATCTAAGTCCAGAATAGATACGATGATTGAGGCTTCGCCTACGTTGTCAACGAAGATACCACCAGCCCGTCAACGTGATGGCGGGAATACCGTACTCACTAAGGAATTCCCGGGAGGAGTGCTTGTACTTGCTGGTGCTAACTCTGGTAGTTCATTGAGAAGCCGACCAATCAGGCTTCTGGTACTCGATGAGATAGACGCTTATCCGCTATCAGTAGACGATGAGGGTTCCCCTATTTCGCTTGCTGAGAAGCGAACTGTAACGTTCTCAAACCGCAAGATATACAAACTAAGCACACCCATCAACGAAGGCTCATCTGCAATAGCCAGAGCGATTGAGGAAACTGATAAGCGTAAATACTTTGTGCCTTGTCCGTTTTGTGGCGTGCTTCAAACATTAGAATTCAAGAACCTTAAGTGGGATAAAAGCGATTACGATAGTGTGCACTACGAGTGTTCAGAATGTAGCGAGAAGATTCCAGATCGTTATAAAACAGAGATGCTTGAGAATGGCGAGTGGCGTGCAACAGATAAATCGAAAGTAAGTACTGAGCGCGCTGGCTATATAATCAACGGTCTTTACAGCCCCGTAGGTTGGATGTCGTGGAAGAAGATTGCTCAGGAGTTTGAGGAGACCAAGGACAACCAGACACTCCTGAAGACCTTCATCAACACGGTGCTGGGTGAGACTTGGAAGGAGAAGGGCGAAGCACCACCATACGAGAACCTGTACAACAGGCGCGAGGCTTACCGCCTGAACAAGCCGCAAAAAGAAATTTGTTTCATCACCGTTGGCGTTGACGTTCAGCGCGACCGTCTCGAGCTCGAGATTGTTGGCTGGTGCAAGGCGAAGCGTTCCTACTCGATAGACTACCGAACCATACCTGGCGACACCGCAGGCTCTGAGGTATGGGCCGAACTGAGCAAGGTAGTTACAGAGCAATGGGAGCGAGAAGACGGGCTGATGCTGCCTATGAAGTTGATGGCTGTGGATACAGGGTTCAACACGAACCACGTGTATGAGTTCTGCCGGAAACAGGATGCCTCGCGAGTGATACCGATTAAGGGTAGCGACAAACAGCAGTTGATGGTGACCGCACCTCGTCAGGTTGACGTGACCAGAAGCGGAAAGAAAATCGGCAAGGTGAAGGTGTGGATGGTAGGCGTTAGCCTCATCAAGTCAGAGCTGTACGGCTGGCTTCGGTTAGAGAGGGCTGAGGACGGAACAGCTCCGGCAGGTTACTGCCACTTCCCTCAGTACGATATGCACTACTTCAAGGGGCTGGCAGGTGAAGAACTACAAGTGAAGCTGAACAAGCGCGGTTATCGCGAATACCAGTGGGTTAAAAAATACGATAGGAATGAGCCGTTGGATTGCCGCGTGTACGCACGTGCAGCAGCGGCAGTGGTCGGGATAGACAGATTTACAGACGAGCAAATGGAGCAGATGGCAGGCTTATATCGGAAACCCGAATCGTCTAAGAAGGAGAAGAAACGCTCATCATTTTGGGATAACTAACAACAACGATATGAGCAACAAGAAGACCACCACCACCACCACCACCAAACGCAACAGGTTCATGCTGGACAATAACACCGTTGTGACCACACGCCTCAGCGAACAGGAATTCAGGGAGCGTTACGAGGGCAGGCGCAGGTTCTCTGACTTCGAAACAGCAGATCATTTATCACGTGGCAGGCAGGGTATTTAAGATTAGCGGCACGGTTGAGATAACCGAAGGCCGCAGGGTAAGGAGAGAGAAGTTTGTTGACGGCATTGCCACCGGACCTGAAGACGCGAAGATACGCGAGAGCTTCAGGTATTACCGCACATTTTGGCGGAAGCAGCAGGACAAAGAGAGAAGTAAGTACAGGGAGCTTCATGAGGCTGGCTGTATTCGCATTGTGGAGTATCAGCTACATGGAGAGTGCGGACTTGCGGGACGAAATACATAACTTTGAACTATGGTAGGTTTTACACAATCCCAACTCGAAGCACTCGAAGAAGCGATAAGCACCGGCACGTATCAGGTGATGTACGGCAGCAAGATGGTTACGTACAGGTCACTTGATGAAATGCTGAAACTGCGTGACCGCATGAAGAAAGAGCTTGGTCTTACCAAGGAAGCGAGCAGCAAACGTTACGGAGAATTCGACAAGGGACTAAATTAAACAACAAGCATGAACAACCCTATTGATAGGATAGTGACATTCTTCGCCCCGAAATCTGGGTTGGAGCGTCAGCGTTACAGACTGGCCACTAAGTTGCTCGAGGAGCAGGAGCGCAGGTTTGACGCTGCTGCTAACGGCAGGCGTACCAGCGGGTGGAACAGCAACACCAATTCTGTGAATGCAGAGGTAGGCGTTGCTCTCGCTCAGTTGAGGAACAGAAGCCGCGACCTGGTACGTAACAACCCGTATGCCAAGCGTGCCATAAAGGCCATTGCCAACAACACCGTTGGTACAGGCATCAGGCCGAACGCGCTTGATGCAACAGGCCGCAACGAGAAGCGCATTAAAGACGCGTGGAAGAAGTGGGCCGAAACCACCGCCTGTGACTTTGACGGCAAGAACAATATGTACGGCCTTCAGAAGCTCGCGCTTCGCACTGTTGCGGAGAGTGGTGAGTGCATCATCAGGAAGCGCAGGGCTAACAATCTGCTGGTACCTTTCCAGCTTCAGTTGATTGAAGGCGACATCATCGACACCGATATGAACTCACTCGGGTTCACCACTGACGGCAGTTTCATCATGCACGGTGTTGAATTCGACAAGAGCGGCAGGCGTGTAGCCATGTGGCTATTCGACCAGCACCCGGGCGACCAGTATGTGTACCGCGACTACAAGAGCAAGCGCGTGCCGATGGAGGAGCTCATGCACGTGTACTACGTGGAGAGACCCGGGCAGATACGCGGCATTCCTTTCGGCACAGCCTCAATGCTGCGCATGAAAGACTTCGATGATTACGAGGATGCTCAACTCATCAGGCAGAAGATAGCTGCGTGCTTCAGCGTGTTCGTGAGTCAGTCGCAGGACGGAACGGAAGAAGGAGACCTGAATGAGCGTGTTGAACCCGGCATGGTTTACAAGACCGCACCGGGTGAAACTGTAACGTTTGCGACACCGCCAGCGGCAGAGGGATATTCAGATTATTCACGCAAAATACTTCAGGGTATCGCAGCCGGTTATGACACGACTTATGAGGCCATGACTGGTGACCTTTCGAACGTGAACTTCAGTTCTGGCCGTATGGGTTGGATTGAGTTCCAGCGAAACGTGGAGGACTGGCAAGAGAACATGCTTATCCCGCAACTGTGCAATCCTACATGGCAATGGTTCATGCAGGGGTTAGTGATAAGCGGACAGATTGCTGCACCGTTTGAAGCATCTTGGACGCCACCTCGCAGAGAAATGATTGACCCGTACAAGGAGACTCAGGGTCAGCAACTCGCAGTAGCAAGTGGTTTTAAGAGCTGGCAAGAGACTGTACGTGAGAGCGGCTACAACCCTGAAGAAGTGCTGGCCGAGATAAAGGCCGAGCGCGAGAGGTTCAAGGAATTGGGCATCACGTTGGATTGGGGCAGTCAGCCGCAGCCAGCAGAGCCATCATCGGGAAATCAAGAATAACACGTATAATTGTATTCAATATGCCGGAAATTAAACGCGACACAGGAAGACACATGATTCGGGCGCAGTTCGTGCCCGAGAGCATGAATGTTGAGAAGCGCACAGTTGATGTGACGTTTGCGACAAACCACCCCGTGCTCCGCTATTCGTGGGCACGCGAAGAGTATTACAACGAAGTGCTCGACATGGACGGAGCCAAGCTGGACAGAGCTGCTAACGGCCTTCCAGTTTTGGACAACCACGGACGCTGGGGCAGCGTAGGTCAGATACTCGGACGTGCAGAGAATGTACGGAAGGAAGACGGAGTGTATCTCGCAACCGTAAGGTTTTCAAAGCGCGATAATATTCAGGACATCGTTGCAGATATTAATGACGGCATCATTCGCGACATCAGTTTCGGTTACACCGTGCTGAAGTACGAGCGAATGGATAAGAAGGAAGGCCAGCAGTACCGGGATTATATCGCGCGTAGCTGGGAGCCTAACGAAATATCATTCGTAACCATCCCCGCTGACCCGAAGGCAGGCGTAAGGTCAGAGGACGACAATTCGCCTGAACCCGAAATCGAAGACAAAACCCGCTCTTTAAATATAAAAATGACAGAAGAAGAAAAAAAGGCATTGCGTGACGCAGAGCGTCAACGTGCCGCAGACATCACAAAGGCTGTGGCCGAAGCAGGCCTTTCAGCTGAATTTGCCCGTGGTCTTATCGACAACGAGGCTATGACTGTTGAAGCTGCCCGTGCAGCTGTGACAGCCGAGAAGGAGCGCGTATCCAACGACCCTGCAAAGGCTCGTGAAGAAGGCGCGAAAGCAGAGCGCACCCGCGCTGCTGAAATCACCAAAGCCGTTAAGGCTGCCAGACTGAGCGATGAGTACGCCCGCGAACTCATTGACGCTGGAAAAAGCATCGAAGAAGCACGCGCTGCTATCATCGAGAAGTTTGCTGCTGAAGATCCTCACAAGGGAAGTCGCGGTATCCACGTTGGCGCTGATGCTGGCGAGGAAATGCGCAGAACCGCTACTGAAGCTGCACTGGTAATCCGTGTGATGCCTGATGCTGCTACTGGCGAAAAGAAATTGTACACCGAAGACGTGCTGAAAGAAGCACGCAAGTACCGTGGCGCAACGCTGCTGGACCTCGCTAAGCAATCGCTCGAGCGTGCCGGTGTGAACATTTCCGGCATGGATAAGATGGAGATTGTTGGCCGTGCTTTTACGTCCAGCACTTCGGATTTCCCTGTGCTGTTGGAGGGAACTAACAGACGCGTTCTGTTGGCGAACTATCAGGCCGTTGCTGACACATGGAGACGTTTCTGTACCATAGGTTCGGTGAGCGACTTCCGTGAGAACAAGCGCCTGCGTATGGGAACGTTCTCAGACCTCGAGGCTGTTCCTGAGAGCGGAGAGTTCAAGACCAAGAAAATCACTGACGCTGACTACGAGAAGGTGAGTATCTCTACCAAGGGAAACATCATCAACGTATCTCGTCAGATGATCGTGAATGACGACCTTGCCGGTTTCACCCGCCTGTCGTCAATGTTAGGCCGTGCCGCTGCCCGTTCTGTTGAGAACGATGTGTATGCATTGCTGGCTGAGAACGCAGGACTTGGACCTGTGATGGTTGACACCAAAACCTTGTTCCATGCCGACCACGGCAACATCGCTACCGGTGATGCTGTTGGAGCTCCAACTGTTGTTCGTTTGGACTTGATGCGTCAGGCTATGGCCTCGCAGAAGGACAAAGACCAGAACGACTTCTTGGACATCCGTCCATCGTTGGCTCTCGCTCCGTTGAGCCTCGGTTCAACGCTGCGTATCCTGAACAGCTCTCAGTACGATCCTGATGCATCTAACAAGTTGCAACGCCCTAACATCGTGAACGGACTGTTGTCCGACATCATCGATACGCCTCGCTTGTCAAGTACAGCGTACTACCTGTTCGCTAACCCATCGGAAGAACCTGTAATTGAGGTTAACTTCCTCGATGGTCAGCAGACACCATTCATGGAAAGCCGCAACGGATTCAGCGTTGACGGAGTTGAATGGAAGATTCGTATGGACTACGGAATCGATGCCATCGGATGGAGAGGCGCAATCCGTAACTCAGGCTAATCAAGGAATTCATAGGGAGCGGGGAAACCCGCTCCTATTTCATAGTCTTTAATATCGAAAATCATCATGCAAAATTTTATCCAACCAGGTGAGCACCTGGAAATCACCAACGCCACCGGTGCAACAATTACCAGTGGCACGCCCGTAATCAAGGGCAAGATTGTAGGCATTGCGCTTGGCGACATTGCTGACACCGAGAAAGGTCAAATTAGGACCAAAGGTGTATTTGAACTCACCAAAAAAGCTGCCCTCGCTATCAGCGAAGGGGATGCTTTGTACTGGGATTCGAACCCCGGTGAAATCACAAAGACCGCAGCAGATGGAACCTTCATCGGTTTCGCAGTTGCCGCGCAGGGCGGATCAGACACTACCGTAAAGGTGTTGCTGGTTCATGACGCAGGTCAGGCATCTATTCCGGTAGCTGCTGATGTGAACTTCGCTGCTGGCTCAAACCTTGTAGGTGTTGACGGTACTGGTTCAAACGCTGCTCCTCTTGCAGGAACAGAGACACGTTTGGACGCATTGGACACCGCAGTTGCTGCAATCATTTCGAGCCTGCAAGCAGCTGGCTTGATGGCCTCCTAATTAAACTTGTCGGTTCATGGGAGAGAACGTGTTTGATGGGCTGCGAGAAACAGCCTTTAAGGTGGTTGCTACAACGATGGGCTTTAACGCCACTTGGGACGGCAACACCTACCGCGTTCTCTTTCGTGAACCGTCAGAAGAAGAACAGCTGGGACAGGTAAAGTACAACCCCAGCGTTGTTCACATTGAATACCAAGAGGGAGATTTCCCCGGCCTGAGCGAGCTCGTCAGCGATGGCGATTACACTCAGGAAGTCACCATTAAAGCGGTGACGTATTACGTTCGTGACGTTAACCAGAAAGTTGACGGAAGGAATTACGAAGCAAGGCTCGAGCGCAAGAGCCTATAACAACATAGCCCGTGGATTACGAACTACTCGAAACAGACATAGTAACGAGATTATCTACCCCGCTTGCAACTGCGGGGTTTGACGTTGTGCCGCTTCCCGAAGTGGATGCCGAGTACACCCAGCCCATAGAGAAGGGCAAGGTAACGGTAGCGTACAAAGAGAGTTCATTTCCGAACGGAGTCAAAAGCACATCAGAGATTGTTCAGGAAGAACAGATAACCGTAGAGTTGTTTCTTCAGTGCATGAAGCTGCGTGGTGCAGCAGGCATCTACAACCTCATCAAGTTAGTGAAGGCGCGGCTGTTTGGGTTCAGGCCGATACACTGCAACAAGCTGTATCTGGTCAAGACTGGATTCGTTGAGAAGGTTGACAACCTGTGGACATACACCATGCACGTGCAGTGCATGAGTATGGTGGTGGAGAGTCCTGACGAGATTGTTGAGAACCTGCTGAAGCGCATCGTTTTGGAAAACGAGACCACAGCCGACACTATTGTGATTGGTGAGCCTCTGCCAGCTGAGCAACTGAACTTCGATTATAATTTTGATTTTAACATTCAATAGCCATGTCAGACATTAGCTACGCAAACAAAGATAAGAATGCTGAAGACGGAGCACCCGAGAAACAGTGGCGTGACGTTGATGCCAACGAGGTGAAGGCAGCGGTCAACTCGAAAGTTGACAAGATTGCTGGCAAGGGCCTGAGCACAGAGGACTTCACCACGCTCGAGAAGGCGAAGGTAGCCAACGTTCCTTCCAACACGAATACTGAGCTGGCCGCAAAACAGAGCACCAGCGCGAAGAACCAAGTTAACGGTTATGCCGGGCTGGATGGTGCGGGTAAAATAGACCCGTCAACGATTCCCGTTATTGCGCTTGGCGACTTGCGTGTTGTGGCTGATGAGGCCGCAAGGCTTGCGATAACCGATGCTCGTGTAGGTGAGACGTTCGTACGCCAAACCGATACGGGCGAACTGTATATCTTCATCGCTGAGCCTGAGAGTACACCTGAGAACTGGGTGCGTGTAGCCGACACTACGCCTGACTGGTCAGAGATTCAAAATAAGCCGACAGAGTTCACTCCTTCAGCGCACACGCATGAAATTCCGGAAGTTATTGGGCTTGTAAGCGCGCTTAGCTCGAAGGCCAATGATTCAGCTGTAGTGAAGCTGACCGGGAATCAGGAGATAGCCGGAACAAAGGATTTCACCGGGACTATTGTTGCTCAGCGCGGGTTTATAACCGTATCAAATAATCGCACATTACAGGCTAGTGACCGCGGCCTGATGTTGGTGTTTGACGCATCAGCAACGATTACCATTCCTGAGAACACTGACACTCCGTTCCCTCTTAACACAGAGATTGAGTTCTTCAGAGCCACGGCTTCTGAGGTTCAGTTTGCTGCTGCCGGTGGCGTTACGATTAAGAGTGTTGACGGCAAGCTGAAGCTAAACAAGGAGAACAGTGCAGCCGTTATAAAGAAGATAGATATTGATGTTTGGATTCTGATTGGTGACCTGAAAGCATGATAGGCGCAAAGACAGGTATATACGCGAGCGTTGGCGGTTATGACGCAGCCTACGAAGCGATAGTGGACTACGCTATTGCGCAGGGTCACACGCTGCCGAGCGGTGCGTGTATCGAAGCACAGAACCCATTGGCGAAGGGAATACGTGAGGCTTCGGCTTCAGGTATGGCTTCGTGGAAGCTCATCCGTAACCTTCACAACGATATCAATCACGGCACCATACCTACCGACTTAGGATTTGACGGCATCAACTGGGCATCACCCGGAGTGTATGCGCCTATCAAAGTTAATGCGATGGCAAAGGTTCTGAAGCAGGGCTATCACGGTGACGGTGTTAGTGCTCGCGTGCGCGAGGGCATCAACTTCAACACCGCTGGGCTGGCGACCGATGATTTCCTGTGGTTCACGGTTTACTACTACAACAACGTAGATGGCTATGTTGGCAACGCTGAGAGTTGCTTTGATTCAACATTTTCAAAAAGGATAGATACGTTCTTTATCCCGAATAACGTTATGGGTTCTACTCAATATTTATTCGGAGTTAACACAGGCTCTCAGACATACGGTTCCGCAAACAACCTGCCTGCCTACCAAAGATTCATCATGTGGCGTGCCAGTGGCGACTTATACGTTATGTTCAACGGTACACAGTACGGCCCGTTTAGCGTAGGCGCAGACACAGGCTTGATGGACCAAGAGTTCAACTCGTTTGTGCGCTCGTATCAAACTAACAATTTCTTTGACTATATGGGCGACAACATCCGCAAGTCCATCTTCGGTTTCGGCAAGGCTTCAGAAATCGACAAGGCAGCACTTGACGCGGCACTGGCTACGTACATTGCGACATCATATTAATTCACGCAAAACACAAAACGAATTCATATATTTGACTTAAATATTACAGACATGCCAGTATCTTACCTTCATGGGGTTGAGACCCTCGAATTAAAGAAAGGCCCCGTTCCCGTGACGGTGGTCAAGTCAGCCGTTATCGGACTTGTTGGTATCGCTCCTATTGGAACAGCCAACACTCCTATCGTAGTTCAGAATGAGCGTGATGCCGCTCAGTTCGGTTCACCTCTTACGGGCTTTAATATCCCGAAGGCATTGGCCGACATTTTCAAGCAAGGTGCCGGAACTGTTATCGTGGTGAACACATTCACCAACAGCAACCTGTCTACAGTTACAGACGAGGCGTTGCCAACAACTGCTGGCGGCAAAACAAAGACAGCGTTCAACCCTGTTTCTAACCTAGTTGTCAAGAAGGGTGTAACTACCCTCACGCTTGACACGCATTACAGCGTGGACGAGTACGGCAACATTGAGGTGATTAACTTCGTTACTGTCCCTGATGGAACGACTACACTCACCGCATCGTATAAGAAGCTGAATGCAGCCAGCGTAAACGCGGATCAAATCATCGGTGAATACGATTCGGAAACGGACGCACGCACCGGTATGAAGTGCTTTGATTTGTGCTTCAATATGTTCGGGTTTACACCGCGCATCCTAATCGCACCTGGTTACAGTGTGCTGAGTACAGTTTCTACCGACATGATTTCTGTAGCTAACAAGTTCCGCGCTCACGCACTTATAGACGCTCCCGAAGGAACAGCAGTATCGGACGCAATCACAGGCCGTGGCCCGTTGGGAGAAATCAATTTCAACACCTCGAGCAAGCGCGCTGTGCTTTGCTATCCGATGTTGAAGGCTTATGACATCGCTACCGACAGCAACGAGAACCGTCCGTATTCACAATTCCTTGCCGGTGTTATTGCCGCAACGGACAACAGCCGCGGCTACTGGGTGTCGCCTTCAAACAAGGAGATACTTGGAATCGTAGGCGTTGAGCGCAATATCAGTGCAGCTGTGAACGATGCTTCCACAGACGCGAACCTTCTCAACGAGAAGGGCATCGTTACGTTGTTCAATAGCTTCGGCACAGGCATTCGTACATGGGGCAACCGCTCCGCAGCGTTCCCGACAAAGACCGACCCGAGCAACTTCATCGCAGTTCAGCGTACTGCTGACATCCTGCATGAGAGCCTCGAGCTGGCTATGCTTCAGTTCATTGACGAGCCTATCAATCAGGCTTTGATTGATAGCATCACTGAAACCGTGAACGGCTTTATGCGTGTGCTCGTTCAGCGCGGAGCAATCGTTGACGGTAAGTGTACGTATGACGTTGCTAAGAACCCTGACGTTGAAGTTGCCGCAGGTCACCTGACCTTCGATATCAACTTCATGCCTCCTACACCAGCCGAGCGTATCACGTTCGAGAGCTTCATTGACATCAGCCTGTTGCGCTCACTTGGCACATCCAATTAACGACTAATCGACAACGACAATGGCAAATATTCAAATCAACAAAATAAGCAACGCCAACGTTTACGTTGATGGCGTTGGTCACTTGGGCAAGGCAGAAGAAGTGGACCTTCCTAAGATCACCCATAAGATGGTTGAGCATAAGGCTCTCGGTATGGTTGGCACGTTCCAACTTCCTACCGGAATTGAGCCGATGGAAGCCCGTATCAAATGGAACTCGCTGTATGCGGACATTCTGAAGAAGGTTGCCAATCCGTTCAAGGCTATTAATATTCAGATTCGTTCTTCGCAAGAGGTATTCACCTCAGCAGGCCGCACCTCTGAGGTGCCTGTGGTGTGTTACATGACCGCCACTCCGAAGGACTTCGACCCGGGTAAATTCAAACAGCATGATCTAATCGAGACCGAGAATATGTACAACGTCACTTACCTGAAGTTGACTATTGACGGTCAGGAAATCGTTGAGTTTGACGCCATCGCCAACATCTACAAGGCTGACGGTGTTGACTTGCTGGCGAACTACCGCACGAACATCGGAGGCTAAGGCCTCCACAACAATACAATCGAGCAAAGCTCCGTGCGGTAATGTGCGGAGCTTTCTTTATTTTTGAGTTCACAAGTTCAATTAAAGGAAACACATCATGAGTGAAACAAACAACGAGCCTAAGACGCTCACACTTCCCAGCGGCAAGACCGCTGTAATTCAAACCGGCAAAGGCAAGCACGCACGCATGGCATCGCGTGTAGCTAACGGAGACCATTCGCTATTCATCCCCGCGCTGATGGCTCAATTGGTGACTATTGATGGCAATACACTGGTAGCTGAAGAATTCGATGATATGGACCTGAATGATTTCATGACCCTATCGGCTGAGTTCTCGGACGTAAATTTTTAGCCGCGAGGGACTTTTTGTTCCTCGCTTATATGACTGGTTGGAGTTACAGCGAACTCGAATCAATGGACATGAAAGAGCTGCACTACTGGGTGAAGGAGGCCGTAGACCTACACAAGCAACTTAATACACCGTCAGAAAGATGAAGAAAGTACTCGAAGCAGCCGTAGTCCTCACCGCGTACGATAAAATGACGCAGAAGGTGAAGGGCGTACTGAACAACGTAACGAAGCAGTACGAGGCAAGCCGCGCACGCATTCAGCGTATGAACAGCATTGCCGATAGTTCTATGCTGGCCGGAGCTGCTGCAACTGCTGCATTCGTTCCGGCAATCAACGCAGCTGAAGAAGCAGAGATAGCATTCTTCAGGCTTGACCGCGTGTTCAAGTCTATGGGCGACACTACCGGGCAAGCTGCTCGTGAATCTGCTGCGTATGCTTCGAAGTTGCAGACGGTAATCGGAATCGAAGATGAACACATCATGGCTGTTCAGGCGAAGCTGGCGACCTTCGGCAAGGTATCTAACGCAATGGCTCGAGCCAACGGCACGTTTGAGAGAGCCACAAAGCTGGCGTTCGACCTGCAAGCTACCGGCTTCGGTGAGGCTTCAGCTAACGCGGTTCAATTAGGTAAGGCATTACAGGACCCTGTTAAGGGTATCAATGCACTTCGTAAGGCAGGCATCTCGTTCACCGATGCTGAGCGACTGAAGATAAAGGTGCTCACTGAGAGCGGCAAACTTACGAAGGCTCAGGAAATCATCCTGAAGGCCATCGAAAAGCAAGTTGGTGGAGTGGCTGAAGCTACCGCACCAGCCAGCGCGAAGATGAAAGTTGCCTTCGGTGAGATAGGCGAGAGCATCGGCAAGGTGCTGCTGCCATCGGTGCAGAAGTTTCAGAAGATGCTTGCCAATAATCTGCTGCCTAAAATTACTCAGTTCATAGATAAGCATCCGAAGCTCGTGAAGTGGTTGGCGATGGGAGCAATGGGATTGCTGGCCTTCGGTGTTGCGCTGAAGGTGGTGACCACCATCATGGCGATATTCAATGCCGTTGCTGCACTCAATCCCATTACATGGATTGTGGTGGCGATATTCGCTGCCATTGCTGCCGTCACTATTCTCGTTTGGAAGTGGAAGGAGTTAGTTGCCTGGTGGAAGAACAGCAGCCTTGCGATGAAGATACTTCTCGCTCCGCTGATGTTGTCTATCTCCGCATTCATTTGGGTGGCGAAGGTTATCCGCACGGTAATCGACAACTGGGATTCACTCGTAAGCAAGGTTCAAGCTGGGGCAGATATGTTCAAGAAGGCGTTTGCCTTCACGCCTATGGGCATTGCGGTTAACGGCATCAGTTCGCTGATGAACATGAACTCTCCAACTACAGGTGCATCAGCCAGCCCAACAGCTGGACTATCTCCTGTGACAAACAACGGAGGTTCAAGTGTGACGTATGCACCACAGGTGAGCATCATGGGCGGAAGCCCATCGGCCAAACAGGACTTCGCGGAAATGCTGCGCCAGCATAAGAACGAACTGATGAACGTAATCAATGACAGCACCTCGAGGAAAATGAGCAGACAATACTAAGATCATGTACGCACAGTTAGGTAACATCATATTTGAAGGTCCGAAAAGTTTCGGCAGCTATCAGAGCACGAAGCAGACGAACATCGTTGAGCACGGGCTCATTGATGGAAAACCTCGTTTGCAAAAGATTGGTGTGAACCTCGACCAGCTGAACATCGGTATCCAACTGCACCAGCGTTTCTGTGATGTGGCCTCGGAGATTGAAGCCCTCGAGATTGCAAGCAAGAACGCTGAAGTATTGCCGTTGTTAGATGGCTCAGGGCTGTTCATCGGCAACTTCGTAATCAAGTCCGTTGATAAGACCTATGACCACACCGACCCGCAAGGAGTACCGGTGCTGGCTCAGTTGACATTATCGCTCATTGAACACGCGCATACTGTGACCGCTTCGCAGGCGCAGCAAGACGCATTTGCAGCAGAAGAAAACAATCCCGAATTAGTGAAGGATGTTCCCCGCACTCAGGGCGAAACGGCCAGCATCAACAAGAGCGTGACCGAAGCGAAGGCTCAGGCAAGCAGCGTTCAGTCTGACGTTGACAAGGCGAAGGCCAACGCGGACCAAGCCACCGAGATATTTAAGCAGACCGAAAACCGACTTAAGAAAATAAACAACGCGGCCAACGATGTTGAGCAGAAGCTGTACGCGGCAAAGAATACCTATCAGTCAGCCGAGCGCATCATCAACGCTGCTAAGCGAGTGAAGAACTCTGCTCAGGCCGCAATCACTGCGGTTCAGGGTGGAAACATTGACGACATCATCACCGCAAACGATGAGGTCCAGAACGCTATATCAGCGATGTTCGGAGCGAATGCCGAGCTCGCGTTCCTATCAGCAATCCGTAAGTTCTAATCATGGCAGACGTAACCGAATATATCGCAAAAGAGAACGAACGCTGGGACTCCATCGCATACAGAGCGTATGGCGATGCCAGTAAGTATCCGCAGATTATTGCGGCTAATCCTGACGTGCCTATCACGGATGTGTTGCCGGCCGGAACGAAACTGTATGTGCCGATAGTTCAGGCACCGCAACTCGACAAGAATTTATTGCCACCCTGGAAACGCTAACGCATGGAAGTAAAGTCACCGCGTTTTGAGATTGTCTACAACGGGAAGAACATCACCGAAGACCTCACTCCGTATCTGCTGAGCGTTACGTACAGCGACAGAGAGAAGGACGAGAGCGATGAGGTGGACTTCTCCATTGAGGATACTGACGCGCGGTGGCGGGACAACTGGTATCCGGCCAAAGGCGACAAGATAAATCTGCGCCTTGGCTACGATGACATGATGCTGGACTGCGGAGACTTCGAGGTGGATGAAGTGGAGGCGGTGGGAGCTCCTGACGTAGTGAATATCCGTGCTCTCGGATCAGGTATCACCACGGCTATGCGTACGCGTGACAGCTACGCGCATGAGCAGACCACCTTGAAGGAGATAGTGGAACGCTTTGCTAAGAAGCACGGCCTGACACTTGTGGGCACGATACTTACGCTACGCATTGAGCGCAGCACGCAGAACCGAGAGCCTGATGTTGCTTACCTGAAGCGGCTGGCCGATGAGTACGGCTACCTGTTCAGCATTAAAGGAAAGAAGTTAGTGTTTACCAGCGTGTTCGATATTGAGAAGGGCTTGCCTGTGTACTCGCTGGACCGCAGCGAGATGATTAACTACCGGTTTCTCGACAAGACTGTTGCCACATTCAAGAAGGCAAAGACCAAGCACCACAAGCCACAGAGCAAGGAGATACTTCAGTACGAGACCTTACTGAACCAGCTATCAGACGGCACCGATATTGATGACACCGCTGAAGATACGCTCGAGCTGCGAGGCACGGTTGAGAACTTGCTTCAGGCAGAGTTGAAATCGAAGGCCGCGCTGCACAACAATAATAAGGAAGGTAAGACAGGCAGGTTTAACGTGCCTGGCAACCCGTTGATGGTGGCCGGAAACAACATTGAAGTTACAGGGTTGGGGAAGCTATCTGGTAAGTACCACATCAGCGAGAGCGTACACACGATAGACCGCAACAGCGGCTACGTGACCAGCATTGATAGCTACAAGGTTGCCGTAGTTCCACCATCGAAGCATAAGCCGAAGCCAGTGGAGCAGGCCGAGCCTGAGTACAAGGTACGCACGCTGAATGACATTGCCGATGAAACGTTCGGACCTTCATCGGGATTACCGATTTTCATCAGGCCTAATAACTAAGTTAATTCGTATATTTGAGCATGCTCAGGTTCGGAATAGTTGACCAGATAGATGCAGCCAAAGGGCTGGCGCGGGTGAGGTTTCCTGAAGACAACCTGTTGTCGTTTTGGTTACCAGTGCTGGTGCGCAAAACGCTCAACGATAAGTTCTACCACATGGTTGAAGCGGACGAACACGTGGCCTGCCTGATGGATGAGAAATGTGAGAACGGGGTGATACTCGGAGCGATGTACAGCACCGCGACAGAGCCACCTTACACAACCGAGAAAAAGATAGGTGTGAAGTTCAGCGATGATGCTGAGGTGGTGTATGACAAGGAAAGCCAAGTGCTGACCATCATCACATCGGGCGAGGTTCAGATTGAGTGCGGCACATTGAAAGTAACAGGTGACGTTGAGATTACCGGTGCGGTTGCAGTTGAGGGAGCAGTTGAGGCAACAGGCGCGATTAAATCGGACACAGACCTTGAAGCTGGACCTACTTCACTATCGTTCCTGACACACGTACACGCAGACTTAACCAGCGGTGGAGTAACTGGACCGCCTCAATAATTATGGCATACGTAAACGAAATACGCGCTCGAGATTGGTCACTCTCCCTGACAGAACAGGGCAAGGTGGCTGAAGGCATTGCTGACATCAGCCAATGTATCTTCATCATCCTGAGCACAGATAAAGGAAGCGACCCGTTGCGGCCTGAGTTCGGCAGCAACATCTTCCAGTACATTGACGCTCCTATCAACGTTGCTGCTGCCAATATAGTGAAGGCCATCGTTGAGGCTATCCGCGATTGGGAAAAGCGCGTGACTGTTGTGCGCGTGAAGTACCGGGTGGATGTGTCAAACATCATTTTTCAGGTGGACTGGAAGTTCAACAACACCGTAGGCACTACTGAGTTCGACCTGTTTAACAGGACTCAGGGACCCGCCACAGGTGGCGAAGGTATTGGCGACTGGATTATAGAAACAAACTTTGAAGTACAATAATTATGACCACACGTACAACGCTATACGCATTCTTTGAGACAGGAGATAAGCCAACACAGGCGCAGTTCCAAACGCTGATAAACGCCATGTTCAACCTGACCGATGATGATTACACAAACATCGTAGGGTTAGTTGAAGTATTGTCAGAGAAGATTGGCGAGAGTCAGCGCAACGTTACCGATGGGTTTGCTGGACTCGATGCCGATGGAAAGATTGACCCGGGTGTATTACCCGCACTGAAGTCGCATGAGTTCGTTGTGGTGGCAGACCAGACCGCACGTTTGGCTCTGACCGTTGGTAGCGTGCAGCTTGGTGACGAGTGTTATCAGAGCGACAACAACAAGACCTACAAACTAATCTCGGCTAACCCCGCGCTCGAAGGTTCGTGGACAGAGGTTGCTGACACTACACCTGACTGGTCAACCATTCAGAATAAGCCGTCAACGTTCACACCAGCTACTCACTCACATCCGCAGTCGCAGGTAACGAACCTCGTTTCTGACCTTGCTACAATGCAGGCCGACATTAACACGCGTGCTCTGGCAAGCTCGGTGACTAAGGTACCTTTGCCTATTGCGATTACTGCTGACGCAGTTGAAGACACTACGAAGAACGTCTTCCTGATTGACGCAACTCTTGGCAACATCCTGTTCGAAGTAAATAACAATGTAATTCCGAGACGCATAACAATCATCCGTGTAGATAACGTGGTGGTGAACTCCGTAACCGTTGCGCCTGTGGCTGGTAGCCCTGACGACATCGAAGGCAGCTCGAGCTTCACGCTCCCTGCGCAATGGAATAAAGCAGAACTGCTATTCACCGGATCAGGCAACACTATATTCAGACTATTATAATGGCAGTAGAGAAACCGACATTCATTGAGAACGACCCTTCAGCGATACTCGCTGATATGGTCGCATACTACGAAGCAGAGACAGGCAAGACCCTTCACCCGGGTCAGCCTGAGTACATGATATGCACTATGTTCGCGTATCGCGAGGGGCTAATCCGGCAGTCGATTCAAGAAGCATCGCTGATGAACCTTGTGTCGTTTAGCCGAGCCCCGGTGCTTGACTATCTCGGTGAGCTCGTAGGTGTGAAACGTTTGGCCGCTGCACCAGCGACCACCACTATCCGCTTCACGCTGGTAGATGGTCACGGAGGTGTGACTATCCCAGCAGGCACGCGAGTATCGTCAACTGACGGCAAGGCGGTATTCGCTACGCTGGCCGATGTGAACGTTATTGCAGGAGACAACACCGAAGACGTATTGGTTCAATGCACGCAGACAGGAGCGTTTGCAAACGGGTATGTGGCCGACACCATTACCACCATCATTGACGTGCAAGCGTTCTTATCGGCAGCGACCAACCTGACTACAACTGCCAGCGCATCTGATCAGGAAACCGATGCTGAGTTGCGTGAGCGTATCACGCTGGCACCAGGTTCATACTCGAACGCTGGAAGTAAGGGCGCGTATATCTTCCACGCGAAGTCCGCTCATCCGTCCGTGATTGATGTGAATGTAATCTCTCCCATACCCGGAACGGTGAATATCAACGTGCTGGTTGCGGGAGGCATTGACACACCGACTGAAGTGCTCGATGCGGTTGAGGCGGCTTGCAATGACGAGAAGATTCGTCCGCTGACTGATACTGTGGAGGCCGTGTCACCTACGAAGATTGAATACGATGTTGAGGTGAACATCGTTCGGTATGCTGACGGTCCTACTTCAGCTGAGGTAGAGGCTAACGTACTTGCCGCGCTCGAGGCGTTCACTCTGATGAAGGCGTCAGCGATGGGACGTGACGTTCACAGCTCGCAAGTGATTGCCGCCTGTATGGTTGAGGGCGTGTACTCCGCAACGCTGGTAGGCTTCTCAAACTTAGTAATCCCTGAAGGGCAATACGCATTTTGTACTGACATAACTATCAACATCACCGGCTCAACAACTGGATAATGGCTAACATTCTCGCGACAGGCATAAAGAATCAACCACACCTGAAGGTGTTCAACGACATGGCCGAGCAGCGTTTTGCTGACTTGGATATGACCTCGCTGCTCATCTACCTTGTGGACACTGTACCAGCTGCCGCACTCGAGGCATTGGCCGAACAGTTTGATGTTTTGGGCTGGAAGGGTTGGGCGTTGGCTACAACCGAGCAGCAGAGGCGCGACCTGATTAAGCAGGCTATCGAGCTGCATCGGTTCAAGGGTACACCGTGGGCAATCAAAGAAGCGGTGAAGCGTATCGGCTTCGGTGGAGCTGAGATAGTTGAGGGCCTCGGACGTTTCTACGATGGTTCGTTTGAGTACAACGGTGGCATCACATACAGCGGCCTGAACAACTGGGCTTTGTTCCGGGTGATACTCGACCTCGGAAACGACAAGGGTATCTCAGCTGATCAGACCGAGCAGCTCGAGTTCATGATTGAGGAATACAAGAACGTTCGCTCTCACCTTGTTGACATCACGTTTAACAAGAATCTAACCGATGATTTATTGATGGAGGATGAGGTGTTGATGACGATTGAATTTGCTACACAAGTAGACGCAATGAGCGGCATACTGTACGATGGGTTGCACATGTATAACGGAGAGCATACCTACAACGCGTACGCAGAAGAACTCACTATAACTACGTAGGGAGTATTGGAATAAATTATTATAATTGTAACATGAAAGACAGCATCGGATTGAAAGGAGAGTTTGAACTCCACGCTTACGATAAGGAAGGCAACGTAGTTCACCACATCAAGAAGAACAATCTTGTGGTGACAACAGGCAAGCAGAACGCGGCCTTGTTGCTTGCTGGCGGTGGCGGGTTCGCCATTGATGGAATTGTTTTCGGAAGTACCGGAACTGCGCCTGTGTTGGGTAACACCTACGCAGACATGACCGATAAGTTTCTGAAGGCCGTTGGCGCCATAACCTACCCGACAACTAATACGATGCAGTTTGCGTGGACATTAGAGTATTCAGAGAATAACGGTGCAACCATCCGCGAGTTCGGATTGGTGAGTGACCGCACGGGTACGCCTGTGTTGTTCTCTCGCATTGCATCTGATGCGATTTCTAAGACGAATATAGTTCGTCTCTCAGGCACTTGGAAGATAACGTTTTAACACGAATAAGATATGGCGAATTTAACTCCAGTAAATGAATTTCCTGATGTTTACCAACTCGAGGTAACTGACCCTGTACAGGGTGGCCCGGGTGGTATTGCAAACACTCAGGCACAGCAGCTCCTAAACCGCACCACATACTTGAAGGCAATCACAGATGGCCTCGTTGGGCAGGTAGCTTCGTTCGCAGCCAACACACCGCCAACAGGATGGCTTGCGTGTAACGGTGCTGCAATCAGCCGCACAACCTACGCAACCCTGTGGACGTACGTTCAGGCTTCAGGAATGCTTGCGGTAAACGCGCTGGATAAAACAAACAATCCCGGTAAGTTTGGTACTGGAAACGGCACAACGACATTTGATTTGCCTGACCTTCGCGGTGAGTTCATTCGCGGCTGGGATAACAGCAGAGGCATTGACAACCCTTCGGTTACGTTCGATGGCGCGACGCACATCGGTAGCCCTACCATCGACACGATAGCCAGCACAGCAGGACTGCACGCAGGTATGAGCGTTGTCGGCACTAACATCCCTGTTGGTGCGAAGATTGTTTCTGTTGTGTTGAACACGAGCATTACGCTGGACGTGAACTGTACCGGTAACCTTGGCGTTGTCGGCATCGTTGCTTCAGGCCGTCAGATTGGAACGAATCAGGAAACAGAAGAAGTGGCATCAGGTTCAGGCGCAAACGGATTGCCTCGCAACGTGGCATTATTGTTCTGCATTAAATATTAAAACACATGGCTAAGAAAACTAAAAATACACAGGCACTAACCACCAATAAGGTGTGGTGCTACAATCCTATAACCGGATATTTCTGTGGAACAGACGTGGCGTATCCTGACCAGTTGAATGCAGGCGAGTTCTTATTGCCGGCAAACTCAACATCGGTTGAGCCACCAGAATACGACCATCTGCATACTGTTAAGTGGACGGGCAGCGAATGGAAAATTGTTGACGCGATTGTTGACGTTTCTGTTGACAAGAATGTAAGGTCGCTTAGAAATAAGTTGCTTGCCGATACCGATTGGACGCAGTTGCCTGATGCTCCGCTTACGGAAGCACAACGTGCTGAGTTTACGGAATACCGGAAGGCGCTTCGCGATATTACTAAGTCTAATGACTGGCCGAAAGTAGAGTGGCCCAAAATGCCCGTAATATGAGCGCGATACAACTGGCAACCGCAATCATCAAGAGGTGGGAAGGTTGCAAATTAACCGCCTATCAATGCTCCGCAGGCGTGTGGACTATTGGCTACGGAAGCACGTTCTACGATGACGGCAAGCCGGTAAAGAAGGGCGATAAGATTACGCAGCTCAGGGCTGAGACGCTGCTGAACCACACGGTGACGTTCTTCCATGCGAAGGTTGACGGGTTGGTTACATCAGCCGTCAACGACAACCAGCTTGCGGCACTTGTCAGCTTCGCGTTCAACGTTGGGCTGGACATCGATGCCGACTTCATTGCTGAAGGGCTGGGCGATAGCACGCTGCTGAAGAAGGTGAATGCCAACCCGAAGGACGAAAGCATCAGAGCTGAGTTCATGAAGTGGGTGAACGCGAAAGGTAAGAAGATAGGCGGGTTAGTGAACCGCAGAAAGGACGAGGCCGATTTATACTTCAAGGCATGAGGACGAGGAAGGAGAGAGTGAAGCTCATTTGCGAAGCTACGTCTTATATCCTCGTTGGGCTGGGCGGTTTCTCGTTTGTATCTGACCACACGAATATCGCTTACGGTCTCACATTGCTGGCCGGAATAGTTGACAAGTACGTGCCGCGATTCTTAGGCGTGCCCGATTAAAAAAAATATTAGCCTGACTGTCAGGCGATTAGGCGAAGCCATGAAAAATATACGTGCGAAAATTTGCGTATATGTTCGGGGCTTTGTTATTTTGCTATCCCATATCCGAAGCGCGCGAATGGAAAACGTGCAAGGTTCGGGTTGGTTTTCTGAGTAGCTCAGTTGGTAGAGCGCACCTCGAAAGAGGTTTAAGAGGTCACAGGTTCGAGTCCCGTCTCATGAACAACAGGCATGAAGCTGCGGAAAACACATCTGTACGAGGTGTGAAGGCTTTTTCTTATAGGTTAAGATTACCTATACGCAGCAGTTCCCCTGTCCACATTGTGGGGTAGAGCAGTTGGTAGCTCGTCTGGCTCATAACCAGAAGGTCGCGGGTTCAAGTCCCGCCCCCGCAACCACCGGTTGCCTCCTTCGGGTAGGGGTCACAACCAGAGCAAAATAAAAATGACCTCATCAAGAACGGAGTGACGTTCGGCCTGCCCAGTGGCAAGTGCATACACGGTAACGTGAGCGGTGCGAGGAACTGGGCAAACGGGGAGTTGGTAGTATGGGTAACTATTAGGGTTGCAACCTGAAGAGGGTTCGAGTCCTTCACTCTCCACTAAACCGCGCTGCGAGGTACGCAGCACACAACACACATGGAAAAACTCAACAGACACGAACGCAGGCACGGCAAACACCGCCCTGTAATTGAAGGCGACACCCGCCCATTCCCTCGCCTCACATCGATGGGAAACCTATTCACCTCGCGCGCTGCGCGCAGAGGCAAGCTGAAGTTCAGCACCCGTATCGCTGGTGACAGAGACACTCTCGTCACCGGGATATTCCGCAAGCGGAAGAACGGCAACTCACTTGGACGCTCGAACCATGGGCATCAGGCACCGCGCTACGAACTGGTGAAGGCAATCCCGCAAGGCATCCTTGTTTACAGACTGCCCAAATATATGTGCGTGAACTAACGCAGCCTAACTTTTTATAAAAAAAGGCCATCGCTAAAACGGTGGCCTTTTTTATTGGGCAAAAAAAATACCCGCTATCAAAGCGGGTATTTTAATAATACATCGTAGCTAAATGATGTCGTCCTGTGGAGCTTCGACTGTCTGAGCTGGCGGCTCGTTTACCGGAGGCTCAGGTTGTAACGGTGGTGTCTGTTGCTCTGCTGGGTTAGCCGCAGGCTTGGCCGCTGCGCGTGGCTTCTTAGCTACCTTGTCATTGATTTCGGAAATGGCAGAGTCGCCACCACTCGGAGCGAGTGAGCCACCGAACCAGTCGCTTGCGCGGGAAATACCGTCTTTGAGTGACGTGTAGATGGTTTGCAGCTCCACCAGTTCTTCAGAGAGCAGAGCGTCCAGCTTCTTACCAAGTCGCTGTTCAATGTGCTCTTTGTTTATTCCGTACGGAGCGAAAGCCTTCAGCATCTTACGTACGCGGTCTTCCAACGGTTCGGTGCTGTTGCCTGCAAGCGTGCGGTAGCATTCCTCTACGGCTGCATCCACGATGTCAGGCGGCAACACAGCAAGGATGCGAGCACGAAGTCTGCGCCCTGCGTTGTTGGCCGTCAGTTCGTAGATGTCACGCGGGTCGGTGAGCTTCTGCACGCCTGTCTTCGTGTGACGTTCGTGCTTCACGGTGAACTTCTGCGAGCTCACAACGTTTGTCTCGAGGTCCCAGCAGTACGATTCCATTTCGCTGATGCCGTCCTTCTGTGACAGCTCACGAATGCCGTACTCAATGTTTCCCCAAGCGCGTGCCAGTTCTTCGGCCAGTCGAATTGATGGGCCGGTGATTACCTGACCGCCTCGAGGGAAGGAGTACATCGCGCTTTCGGCCAGCTTCTTCCTCGAGCATGACTTCATGATGCGCTCGAATGCTGCGGCTTGGTCACGCGGGAACTTCTTAGCTACAACAAGCTTGCCTTGCGCTTCGGCAATGGCTCGGCTTTCTTCGATTGCTACTGTGCCCTGGTTAATGTCCGCATGGCGGGTTAGGGCAAACGGATTGGAGTTTGAAGCGTCCTGCTTCAGAACTGCCGGTGTTTGTGTTTGTGTTTGTGTCATATTACTAATCAATTGGTTGTACGAATGTTTGTCTGAATGCCCATGTCGGGAGTTGCAACGCGGTGACCATATCACCGTATGCTGGCCACTCATTGTTCGTGGCACATCGCATGTACACTTCAACGTCACGCAGGTATGTGTCGCGTCCGAGTGTGAACGTAGGTTCGTCCACAAAGTACACGGCCACTGCATACGGTGGATTCTTCTCAACCGCGATGAACACGAAGCCCTTCGGTGGGTTGCCGGTGGCAAGCGTGAGGCCGTCACAATAGAACGCGGCCTGAACGTGGTAGCGGTATTTAAACGATGAACGTCCGAACGCTTCGCGGCTGGCGTCCTCAGTGGTTTTAATGTCAACAATAAAACCCGATTCACTCAGGAAGTCGGGCTTACACTTGCACGGAGCCGAGGTGTTCGGTTCTGTGAAATCAATCCGCTTCTCAGCAACACCGTTCTGAATTAGTTCCATCGCTGCCGGGTGCTTGTACACAGCCTCGCGCATGCGCTGGCACTGATCATACGTATCCATACTGATGATTGTCTTACGCGCGTTCTCGTGCATGAACTTCGCGTAGGCTTCGCGTCCATCGTTGGTACGCTTGTTGATTTCTGGTTCGATTACGAACCGCTCATGAAATACATGAGGCTCGAGAATGGCGGCATGAACTGCTCGGCCTGTGATGAGTGCTGACGTTTCCTTCTCTCGTTCCCGCTTCGGGTCAAGGTACTTCGCCCAATAGTGAGCCGGTGATTGTGCAATCAAATCAAGCCCTGACTTGCCAATACGCGACACGTCCGCGTGATACATGGCGTCTTCCTGTTGTTGTGTTTCTGTCATGTGTTGTTGTTTTAGTGGTGCAAAAATATTTGGTTTTATGAAAAAAACAATATATTTGCCAAAAATTTCACAATAATTATGCAAGATCCACTAACCATCACTGGCCCTCTCTACTCATCACTGAAAGCAGAGTGCGAAGCCGCTGGCACCAACCTTACTGTTGTGTGCAAGGGCGCGAAGGTCAGTCGCTCCACCGTTGAGAAGTGGAAGCAGGGCGACCCGAAGACAATCAAACAACTCCGCGCAATCAGAACCGAGATTGCGAAGCAGTCCAAACTTAAAGACCAGTCGGAAAGATGCTGAAGCTGCGCGACTACCAAGAGCAGTTAGTTCAGCACATACGGCAATCATACATACGAGGTTCGAAATCGCCCTTAGCCGTGCTGCCAACGGGTGGCGGCAAGACGGTGGTGTTCTCCTACATCGCGGCAACCACAGCCGCGAGAGCCAAGCGCGTGCTCATCCTCGTACACCGTATTGAACTACTGCGGCAGACATCTGCTGCTCTCAGAAAATCAGGCGTACACCATGGACTGATTAACCCGAACTACACGGCTGAACTCAATGCACCTGTGCAGGTAGCCAGCGTGCAAACGCTCATCAGGCGGCTGCATAAGATGCCACCGCCTGACCTCATCGTAATTGATGAGGCACATCACGCATTGGCAAGCACGTGGAAGAAGATAATCGATAACTGGCCGACTGCTCGAATACTCGGAGTGACTGCCACACCGTGCAGAGGTGACGGCACCGGGCTGGGCAAGATTTCAGGCGGTGTGTTTGACGACCTCATCATCGGTCCACAGGTTCACGAACTGATTCAGCGCGGTTTCTTGGTGAAGCCGATTATCTACGCGCCAGCTGAACGCCTCGACCTTACCGGACTTCGCACGAAGATGGGTGACTACGATACCCAGCAGCTCGAGCAGGTTGTTGACAAGCCGAAGATTACAGGCAGCGCGGTGGAGCACTACAAACGTATATGTTCAGGAGCACCCGCAGTGGTGTTCTGCGTATCGGTGAAGCACGCGCAACACGTGGCTGAAGAATTCCGTGCGGCTGGCTATCGAGCGTACCACGCTGACGGCTCGATGGATGATGATGTACGTAGACGCATCCTGAACGGGCTGGGTAACGGCACGGTTGACGTGGTGACTTCGTGCGACCTCATATCAGAGGGCACGGATATACCGGCCATCGGCTGCGCGATTCTTCTTCGTCCAACTCAAAGCACAGGGCTGTATCTACAACAGGTAGGCCGTGCCTTGCGAGTGAGTGAAGGCAAGGAGCACGCCATCATTCTCGACCACGTAGGAAATGTGCTCACGCACGGGTTGCCCGATGAACCACGAGAGTGGTCTCTTGAAGGCGAACGAAAAGAGACGAAGAAAAAGAAGGAAGAGAACAAGCAGGTGCGCGTGATGCAGTGCGACAAATGCTACGCCATCCACGAACCTGCGCCAACGTGTCCGGTGTGCGGCCATGTGTATGAGTCCAAGGTTAATCAGCCCGACCAGGTAGACGGGGAACTGACAGCCATCACAGCTGAACACGCTGCGTTGTTGAAGCGACAACGCGTGAGTGAAGTAGGGCGTGCAAAGACATTGGAAGAACTCGAACGCATCGGGCGTGAGAGAAATTATAAACCTGGCTGGGCAACCTACGTTTGGAAAAGCAGGCAACAGAAGCAGGGCGCTAACGCCAGCGGGTGAAAAATTTATTCAGAAAAATTTTGATTTACGAAAATAGTCTTATATTCGCGGACACAAAAAACAACAACACATTATGGAAATATCACACACACCGGAGCCGTGGAGTCAAGTCAAACGTGGAGCGCTGATACAGATTGTAAACAGTAAAGGCCTTGTCATTGCAGAGCTAATTAACGCCAACAAACATGAGGTCCATTTAGATGCAGCCCGAATAGTTACCTGTGTGAATGCGTGCAAGGGCTTTGCGTTTCCTGAGCTTCAAGTACAGCAGCTAAAGACAGGCAATAGTTTATTAGAACTCGAACGAATTAAACTGACTGAACAGCGTGACGAACTACTGGCGGCATTGAAGCAAATAGCCAACACGTCAATTTACGCACCAATGTCAATGAGGGCTCAAGCACGAAACGCTATCGCGAAAACACAAACAACCATACCAGAAAATCCTACTCTAAAAAGAAATGGCCCTCGAGAAAGAACAGTGGTCAAACAGGACGAATCACACACATCAACCCGAACTCGATAATGAAACACACCCAAGTGAAGGAGCTGGCGGCAAGGCTGCTGACCTTCCACCCAACAAAAGGGCTTCAAGGGCTGGACGAATTCAGCCGAGAGCTCACGCAGCTCATCAACTCCGGCCAAAAGGTAAACTTCGAAATCGATGATGCGCGCAAGATTGCTAACGATGCTTGGGAATTCAGCGAGGGAATGTCCGAAGTAGGTTGGAAGCTCGCGCTAACAAAGTCGATTGATGAATTCTGGAAACGGAAATGGAACGAGGCGTGCGGACATTACGAGGCAGAGCAGTCACACGCGAACCGCACAGGTATACCGGTTATCAATATCCCTAAACCAACATACAAATGAAACGAATACTATTCGCAGTAGCCATCATCGGATTGATGGCCTGCTCTCCATCGGACGATGAACTGAATAGGCTGAAGGGCACGGTTGTCATTAGCTGTGATGCCTATGAATCAAGTTTCTTCTCACACGCATATTACGAGTGCCTTGTGATGGACAGCACAGGCAAACTGCACATCGTAAATACGGGCCTTCACAAATTAGAACCAGGTACGGACTTCAGACAACAGAAACGATGAGCGAAAAAAACACTATGGGCCTCATTCAACTGGCCCTCGGCAAACTGCCGCACGTAAAAACATTCCGCAATAACACAGGCACAGGATGGGTTGGCACGAAATGCCAATCAAAACCCGGCACGGTGGTACTCAAAGACGCTCGTCCGCTTCACGCTGGACTGTGCGAGGGTAGTTCCGACCTCATCGGCTGGACCGAAGTAACCATCACGCCTGACATGGTAGGCCGCAAGCTGGCCGTGTTCACCGCGCTCGAAGTGAAGACCGAAACAGGCAGAGTCTCGGAGAAACAGCTGAACTTCATTGAGGTTGTGGCACAGGCGGGAGGCATTGCAGGCATCGTCCGCACTCCCGAAGGTGCACGCACCATCATTGAAAGTAAGCGCATGTAGGTTCAGTTCACGTCATAAGGCGTGGAATATAGTTCCACACACACAACACAACAAACATAGGTAATGGCGATTGATGCACAGGGGTTGCTGGATAAGCACCCCATTGAAGACATAGTACAACGATATATAACGCTCAAACGCGATGGGGCACACCTCGTTGGCCGCTGCCCATTCCATGACGACCAGCACGCAAGCCTGAAGGTTACACCGAAGAAGCAAATCGCTAAGTGCTTTGCTTGCGGGTGGTCAGGTGATGCTATCGCCTTCGTGATGGACTACACGGGTAAGCCGTTCAAAGAAGCCTGCCACGAGATTGATGCTGAAGCTGCCAGTGAGCAGGGCAACGCTCCGAAACGTTTGCCCAAGCCGAAACAGGCACCAGCATGGGAACGCAGAGACGTACCCGGTGAACCATACACAGGTAAGTTCGACCACTACCGACACGGCAGACCTTCTCGCGTGTGGGCGTACCACCTCGAGGACGGAACGATAACCGGCTACGTATGCAGGTTCGATTTACCTGAAGGTGAGAAGGAGGTGCTGCCATTCGTATGGGCTACCAATAAGAACAGCTCTGAATGGCGGTGGATGGGCTTCGGCTCATCGAGGCCGCTATATAATTTACACCTCCTTGTAGCCAACCCGAACGCCTCCGTACTCATCGTTGAAGGCGAGAAGACAGCGGACGCAGCACAGGCTCAACTCGACCCAGCTAAAACAGTAGTGACCACGTGGCCGGGTGGAGCGAATGCTATCGCTCACGTGGACTGGATTCAGCTTTATGGCCGCAAGGTTATTTTATGGCCGGATAATGATGTGCAGGGCCTGAGTGCCATGCTGCACGTTCGTCACCTGATCGGGCACGAGCTGAAGCTATCCAAGATAGTTCCGTTGGACACTACGTTGCCGAAAGGCTGGGACTGCGCGGATAAGGAGTGGAAAACGAACGAGCTTCGAGAATTCGTACTCTCTCGTATGGTGGACGATATTCCGGCCAACGCAAAGGAGCCGATAAAAGAACTCGGGTTGCCCATCGAAGCATGGACGTTCAGGCAGATAGGTGGTGAGGCGTTCTACACGTTTGGTGGATACACACTGGCTGACGACCGATGGACGTTCAAGCAGGTGGAGTACACCCCACAGCAACCACCTCCACCAGAAGAACCGATACAAGATGAACCAGAATTCGAGCCGCCCGTTGAAGATGAGCCAATAGACTACCTGAAGGGCAACGAGCACTTTCGTTTTCTCGGCTTCGAGAAGGGCGAACATGGTCCGCTGTTCCATTTCTTCGTGAACGCCAGCAAGACGGTGAACAGCTTCAGCGCGTCAGGTCTTACGAAGCCAAACCTCATGACCATTGCACCGCTTCAATGGTGGGAGGATGAGTTCCCTACTAAGAACGGGTTCGACATCAACGCTGCTCAGAACTACCTCATCAACCTTAGCCTGAAGAACGGCACGTTTAAAGAACGGTTCGTGCGTGGACGTGGAGCGTGGATAGATGAGACTAGGTGCATCGTTCACAACGGTGAGCACCTGATTGTAAACGGGCAGGTGATGCCTCTCGGGAAACTTGATAGCCGATACGTTTACGAGCGAGGCGATGAGCTCGGACTGATGCCACCATCACACGGCCTGAAAACGGCACAGGCCAATCGACTTATCGAAGTCACCAAACTCATCAACTGGGAGCGCGAGATAAACGCCTACCTGCTGGCTGGCTGGTGTGTGGTTGCTCCGTTCTGCGGTGCGCTGAAGTGGAGGCCGCACATTTGGCTGACTGGTGGAGCTGGTACAGGAAAGTCGTGGGTGTTCCTCGAGATTGTACGTCCGCTACTTGGTGACACAGGTGTTGCCGTGCAGGGTGAAACCTCAGAGGCGGGACTTCGGCAGATGCTCGGACACGATGCTATGCCGGTGGTGTTTGACGAGGCTGAAGGAGAGGACAAGCGAGCACAGGAGCGTATGCAATCGGTCCTATCTCTCATGCGTGCTGCATCGGCTGACGATGGCGGGTTGATGATTAAAGGAGGTGCAAGCGGTGTGGCAAAGACATACCGGATACGATCATGCTTCGCCTTCGCGTCTATCGCTCCGCAGTTGCACCAGCAGTCAGACCGCACACGTGTGACCATGCTCGCACTACGCAGAGTTCAGAACGAGAAGCTACGCAAGGAACGCTGGACCGACCTGCTGAAGACTTACAACGAAGTTATTACTGATGACTTCGTGAAAGGCCTACAAGCTCGTACGGTAGGAATGATGCCTACCATTCTGAAGAACGCGCAAACGTTTGCTAATGCAGCCGCAGCACACCTCAGCGTACAGCGTACAGGAGACCAGCTCGGTGCATTGCTGGCAGGTGCATACAGTCTGTTCAGCAACGGTGTTATCAGTTTCGAAGATGCACTGAAGTGGGTGGCAGATAAAGACTGGACCGAAGAACGCGGATTGGAATGCACACGCGATGAACTGTTGCTGCTCGGTCACATCCTCGAGCAGTTGACCAACGTGGAAGTTGACCGAACTAAGCACGAGCGTTCAGTTGGTGAGCTGGTGCAGATAGCACACGGTGACTCGTTCGATGTGGCTGGCGTTGTTACGCAGGCACTATCTGAGGACAAGCTGAAACGCATCGGCCTGAAGGTTGAAGGCGACTGGCTCATCATTAGTAATTCCGGTGACTGGATTAAGCGCGTGCTCTCAGGTACACCGTGGGCACGCAACCATAATAAGATATTGATGCGCCTCGAGGGCGCGGAGGCCGTGGATAGCACCCGATTTGCTTCGGGCATTCGCACACGTGCCGTAAGAATACCAATCACTGTGTGCAACGGTTCCGATGATAGTTCGGAATAAATCGCTATCATTGCATCAGTGATGTGTTTGTTGTGAATGCCCCGCATGGTTAGCCCAGCGGGGTAATTTTTTTAGGCTGATATTCAAACCGTTAGAAAATAATTTGCCTGTGGGGGTGTCTAAGAGTTTGGAAGTGCGAAAATATTACTATGTTTGTACGGTAAAACAACAACACATTATGAAAACAATTCATTTAAGAGACGAGAATTACAACTGGGTTGCCTTCTCGTATGAAGACATCGAGGCCATCAAGTCTGTTGAGCTGTTCGTAAAGGCACAGGAGGTGGCAAATGGATAATAATCAACCCAAGCACACGCCTGAGCCGTGGGTATCTGCACCGCATCCTAATTGCAGGCTCAAAACTTGGTGGATTATGAAGTCAGGGGAAGGAGCGCAACCTGTATTCGTTGAACGAATACGTAAGAAGGAAGACGCAGCTCGCATAGTCGCCTGCGTTAACGCAATGGCTGGACATCCTGACCCAGCAGCTTACGTGAAGCGTGCAACTATTTTGGCGCAGGACAACAATGAGCAACGTGAACTCATCGCTGACCTGACAAGTCAGAACATCGACCTTCTAAAACGAAACGAAATACTCAGCCAGCAGGTGAACAACCAAGCCGAGACCATCAGGCGGTTGCGTGACCCGCTCGGCAAAGACCAGCCACCGTTCCCACCAACAGAACAATTACTTAGGGATGGTAACGTTTAATCATCCGAAATCATGACAAACACCATTCACAACATCACCAAGAACGGTAAGCATCAAATCTTAATAACCGTTAACGGCAAGCCACGCGCTGGCCTCATCACCGGAGACCTAATCAAAGCAATCAACTTCAAACAGCGGCACACACATGACAACAGCAGCACTAACTAACGAACAAATCATCACACAGGCACTAGCAGAGTACACGCCTGTGGTTGTCGGGGACGCGCAAATAAGCCCCGATGAGAAAATCAAAAGTATCGCAGCCCTCTGCAAAGAGGTGCAGATTTCAGGAACTGAGGACAAAGAGAACTACAAACTCGCAAGGCAGTACAGCACACGGCTCACCAAAATTCGCACAGGCATCGAAGGCAAGCGCAAAGAACTGAAGGCCGTTGCACTCGAGTATGGCCGTGCCGTTGATGCCGAAGCGAAACGCCTGACCGCTCTCGTTGAACCAATCGAGCGCGACATGAAGGCGAAGGTTGATGCAATCGACAAGGCCATTGAACAAGCCAAACGTGCTGAGGAGTTGCGTAGGCACAACCTTCTACTCGAGAACGGCTGGACGTTCACAGGCGCATGGTATCTGTGCGGAATCCTGAACATTGCACCTCAGCAGCTCAATGAAGCAACACCCGAGAAACTTGACGAGTGGGGTGCTGCTGGTAAGGCAGAAATCGAACGTCAGAAAGCCGAAGCGGAGCGTAAACGCAAGGAGGACGAGCAGCGCAGGGCAGAGATTGCCAAACTGGAAGCACTTCGCAAGGAAGCGGCTGAGAAAGCAAACATGCCATTTGAGAACGGAAAGTTAGGTCACGCCAATATTGCTGACGCAGTACCAGGTTTGAAGCAGCCTGAAACACCAGCAGGTGTGAATTATCTGAACCCAGACACCAATCAATTGGAGGTGGAGCAGATTCCTACACCTGACATCTTCGGTGAGAAGACCGACATGAATCCAGACAGAGGCGTGGTGTTCACGAGCGAAATCGCGAATACAAGCGACTTCGACAGCGGGTTTGATCTTGGCTTCGAAACCTGCCGCACAAAGGTGCTGGAAATCTTCAACGACCCGACACCACGCAAACGCTCTGAGTTTATCGATGCGGTTAAATCGATGAAGGCATGAACCCGCTCGCTTCATACATACTTCCATTCGCCTGCGTGCTCGAAGACACCAAAGCAGGCGCACAAAAATTGGAAGATAAAGCATTCGATGAGTACCGGGCAGCGTTGCAAATTCCGCGCAAGAAGAAGAAACGGAAAAAGAGAGAGGCTCTGCTTCTGTACCGAATAGCCCAGTGGGGCAAAGAAAACCTTTATTTTAACGAACAGCCATAGACGGCAGATAAATAATGCTCAGACTACAAATTATCGGAAATATCGGCAGGGATGCTGAGCTCCGAACATTAGACAGCGGTTCAACCGCAATCAGTTTCAACGTTGCGGTCACGGAAAAGTACAAAGACCGCGCAGGGCAGATGGTGGAGAACACCACGTGGGTGAACTGCACCAAGTGGGTGCAAGCTGGTGGCAGCACCAAGATTGCCGACTACCTGAAGAAAGGCACGAAGGTACTCGTTGAAGGCAAGCCTTCAGCACGTGCATACGCAGCCAATTCAGGTGAGGCCAAAGCCCAACTCGAGTTGAGGGTAGAACTCATCGAACTGCTGGGAGGCTCACCGCAAGGCAGCACACAGCCTGCTCGCACCGCTGGACCAGCACAAACAACACCGTCACCTGCGGTGGATGATGAAGTAACGGACGACTTACCATTTTAGTTATGTTGAAAGCACCACCACCAAAACAGTCTCCGCTTGCTGGAAGCAGGCCGAGAGTTTCGAATACCGTAGCACCGGAAAGCCGAATCAGTTTCAACGACTGGGCGCGGCTCGTGTACGGCAAACCAGTTCACAACAATTCACAAGTTCAACCACCCCGCCAAAGGACGGAGCCGATATCGTTCGAGTTATGAGTGAAATAGAAATAGTAATTGTAACCTGCGCTCCTGCTATTGTTGTTCTAATTGCAATATTGTCGCATCATATCGTGTCAAGTTGGCCCTCAAGGCCACGCTCTGGTGAGATACGTCCCATCATCAGGAAACCAACAGCCGAATTTCGGAAAGCGATGGAGGCTTTAGACGCTTCTATTGCACGGACTAAACGTGGTGTTCCGCTCATGCGCAACCCGCCACCTCCACCTATCAAGGGCGACAGGCCAACAAGAGAACCTGAACAATCGTCACGCGTTATTAGGTGCCGGTTTCATGGGCCTACAACTGATGACCTCGGAGAGCCGCCAGCAGGTGACGACCCGATGGTTAACATGGCCGAAGCTTTTCGAGCGTATAACAACCGCAAGCGCGTCTACATCTGCGGTCCCATAACCGGACAACCTGACCTGAATAAGCCAGCGTTTTCGGATGCGTATTCGTACCTGCACGGGCTTGGCTACAAACCAATAAGTCCGCATAGCATTTGTGCGGATATCCGACCTGAGGATCATGCAACGCCTCACGAATACTGGGCCGCCTGCATGAGACCCGACATCACGGAAATGCTGAAGTGCGACCTCGTAGCCGTGCTGCATGATGCAGACAAATCACGCGGTGCAACAATCGAAATCGAGTTAGCTATCAACCTGGGCATACCCGTGATGTCCATCAACGACATCAGAGCATGAGGGCATGGACGATACGCGAGGAAAATTTCCTGCGAGACACATACGAGACAATGACTGCTGCCGAAATTGCCAATGCCATCGGGCGCACGAAATCCAGCGTGAAGAACCACGCACGTTCAATCGGCCTGAAGTTACCTGAAGACGAAGCTAACCGCAGAGCAAGTATAAGCCGCTTCCCGAAAGGTCACGTGCCTTACAACAAAGGTACTCGCGGCCTCATGGCATCGAACTCAGGTTGCTTTCAGAAAGGTCACGTTCCGAAGAACACAAAGCACGATGAGGCAATCACCATACGCCAGAAAAAAGGCGACCCTCCTTACAAGTACTTCAGGGTGAGCGTTGGCAAATGGATGTTGCTGCATCGGTATCTTTGGGAGCAGGTGAACGGACCCATCCCACCCAAACACGTGCTCCGGTTCAAAGACGGTGACACGATAAACTGCGAGCTGGACAACCTCGAGCTCATCAGCATGAGCAAAAACATGACGCTGAATCAGAACCGAGATAAGCAGTCCATTGTGATGAAGGAGCACTGGGCGAAGGTACGAAGGTACGAGAGCCTCGGAATGCCGATGCGATTCACCAAGCACCGGACCAAACGCAAACAAACAAACAAAAAGGTAGTCGCCATTCCGATGGGCGAACACCTCACACGAATATCGGACGACAAAACATTTTAAGGCATGAAAGAGATAGGAATATTGATGCTCCCTCAACTGGCCGATGCCAGCGAGAAAGGACTGAAGACTGAGACGCGAAGGTGCACGAACCTCGATGAAGTCAACAAAAGGCCGAACGATTGGATTCCTCCAATATTAGACAGCACCGGTGAATGGGTGTTTTCATCAGAGCATGGCCCAGCTCATCAGGTGCGGGTTCGTTGCCCGTACGGAGACAAAGGCGACCTGCTGTACATCAAGGAAACGCACTACGCATACGGTGAGTGGGAACCAAACGGCAGCACGAAAACCGGCAAACAGAAGTGGGTGTTTAAGCCGCACATGGAGCCATTAGGCGGCATTTATATGCTTGAACCACCGGGAGAGGTGAAGCCAAACACGTACCGCAAGGAGGGTTGGTATAAACGCTCCCCGCTGTTCATGCCAAAACGCATTGCCCGCAAGTGGTTCAGGCGCACGTTAACAGGCATTGAGCGGCTGCATGATATCGACTGGAAGGGCGCAAAGTCAGAAGGTATTAAGAGTTATTGGGATAAGTTCGGCTCATCAAAGAACGGCTTGCCCGGTGTGGTTGAACCTGGTCCTAACCAAGTTTGGACTAAGAGAGACGCATTCGAGAAGCTTTGGATATCCATCAACGGCTCTGAGAGCTGGGACGCTAACCCGTGGGTATGGGTGATAGGTTACGAACGCATACCCATCACGTTGGGAGCAAGTACCTCTTTCTAATCACCGGATATACCCACGAATTCATATATTCGTGGGTAACTATCCCCACTCATGGAACAAACATCACTCGAATGGCTGTACAGCACAATATCAGCCGCAGTCGCATCAGGCATCACATGGTTATTCACTCGCAGAAAAACAACCGCTGAAGCCCAGCATTCCGAACTCGATAACGTTGAAAAGGCCGTAGCCATTTGGCGCGGAATTTCCACCGATTTGGAGGCCCAGTTCAACGCACTCGAGCAGCGCGTAACAACCATGCAGCTCGAAATCATCAAGCTGCAAATAGAGAACGAAAAGCTCGAGGCCGAGAACAAGGTACTACGGGAACAAGTGGCCGAACTGAAGTCAGAACTTTCAAAACACGTAACACAATGAGGACAGTCGCACGCATATTACTGGGCGCAATAGCCCTGCTGATTATCGGCTCACTGCTGCCAGGTTGCAGCACGATGAAGCGCACGAAATCCACTGTCGAGACTTCAGAGAAGTCAGACAGCACGGCAGCTTCAATATCTAAGACCACCATCACCGAGACGATTGACACCAACATCACCCTGCCCGGTGGACAGGCGACCATCGGCACACCGATGAGCGAACTCATGAAGGGTGACAGCATCGTGGCCGAGCAAAACGGCACCGAAGTGATACTGGTGTACAACACGAAAACACGCACCGTTCACGCCACTGGCAAAACGCAGCCGCGCAAGGTTCCGGTGAAGGCCACCAAAACGACTGAAGCGAAGGAGGCCACCTCAGTACAGGTCAACAAGGAGGCCGAGCACGCCGAAAAAAAATCTGACGTTAAGCCATCAGCAGCAACCACCATCAGCAAAACATCGGGGCTTATATGGTCTGTGACCGCCCTACTGGCACTGCTGTTGCTTATTCTGTGGCGACTGAAGCGATAGGACGAAAAAATATTATACTGTGCATCAGGCGGTTATGAAAATAGCCGCCTTTTTTTATGTTTTTTATTTGCACTTGCGAAAATATTACTATCTTTGTTCTACAATTAACAATTAAATATTTCAGTCATGAAAACAACAACAAAAACAACACTCGCGAAGAAAATTGCAAAAATGAAATTCGCGTCAAACGTTTTGCATATTGGAGCAGTAGGGGATTTGGAACACGAAACTTGCTACTACCACTACACTTCATTAGATGCAGAATGTTTGATTAACCGATGAACCCCCTATTGCTTCCAATATGCTG